AATAATAAAAACATGTTAGTTACCCTGGCTTTTGAAAAGGACGGCGTTGACTATCGAATCGAGCGCGGTCGTAAACCTAACATTTTACAGTTTTATGTAAACAACGTAGAACAAGAAACAGAAGAAACAGATGACGCACAAGGTGATATGCGTGAAACGCAAAAGGACTTAGACGAAATTCTAGGTATGAGCCACGATATGTTCAAGCATATCATTGCTCTTAACACATATACTGAACCATTCCTTAGCATGAAAGCCAACGACCAGCGGGCTATCATTGAACAGTTGCTAGGAATAACTATCTTAAGTGAAAAAGCAGAGGTACTTAAAGAATTAATTCGCAATACCAAGGACGATATCACACAAGAGAACGCTCGCATTGAAGCAACTAAACGATCCAACGAAGGTATTCAAAAGAGTATTGACAGTTTAATTACAAAACAAACTGTTTGGAACACTCAACGAGACAACGATGTTGAAAAGATTGGCCGAGCAATCATCGAACTGGAGAATGTAGATATAGAAGCCGAGCTTGCAAAGCACAGCGAGCTGAAAGTTTACGAAGAAAAGACAGCAAAGCTGAAAAGCCTAAATAAGGAACGGGCTACGTTAGATAGCGCGACAGCGCAAGCGGAGCGAAGCGTCACAAAGTATGACAGCGAGCTCGCCAAGTTGGCTAACAAGACCTGTCACGCTTGTGAACAAGAGCTTCATGACCATAAGCATGGGGAGATGACTGCTACAGCGCAAGGGCATCTTGATGAAGCTAAAAAGTATCTTAACAAAGTTACTGCTGACTTGAAAAAGATCACAGCAGAAATTGCCACCATAGGCGATGTTACGGCTCGGCCGGACACTTACTATGATACTGTTGAACAAGCTCTCAAACATCAAAACAATCTTAAAACGCTGGAAACTCAGCTGACTATTCGTGCAGGCGAGCAAGATCCGTATCAAGAACAAATAGAAGAACTGATGAATACTGCCCTAGTGGACGTATCTTGGGACACTGTCAACGAACTTACTACACTTAAAGATCATCAAGAGTTCTTACTCAAGCTGTTGACCAGTAAAGACAGCTTTATTCGTAAGAAGATTATTGATCAAAACTTGGCTTACTTGAACAATAGGCTGACTTATTATCTAGACAAGATGGGTTTACCGCACACTGTGGTGTTTCAAAACGATTTGAACGTGGAAATTACACAGCTAGGACAAGATTTAGACTTTGATAACTTGAGCCGTGGTGAGCGCAATCGTTTAATCTTAGGATTAAGCTGGAGCTTCCGTGATGTATGGGAAAGTTTATATCAGCAGATTAACTTGTTGTTTGTTGACGAGTTGATTGACAACGGGCTTGATGCTAGCGGAGTTGAAAGCGCCTTGGCAGTACTTAAAAAGATGGGCCGTGAACGCAATAAGAACATTTATTTGATATCTCACAAGGACGAATTGATTGGTCGTGTGACTAATGTGCTTAAAGTTATTAAAGAAAACGGCTTTACCAGCTATGCAAATGACTTGGAGATCTCAGAATGAGAAACATGGAACTAGTAGAAGCAGTTATTACCTTACACGACATTGCTCGATTAGTCGAAGCAGAGATAGGACATGGCAACTTATCGGATGATATCCGTGGAGTTGCTGATAGACTACATGCCCTAAGCGTGAATCAAAATCGTGCGGCATGCGCAGCCGATGAAATTATTCAACAGATTAAGAAATAATGAGCAAACGGGTAGATCCAATAGACTATCAAGACGAAGAGTTACATGCGGAACTGTTAAAATTGTTTCGTGTGTACTTTGAAGCTAATCAAAAATGGATCAACACTGGTACTAAGACCAGTGCTATTCGGCTGCGGCAAGTGTTGAGTGAAATTAGAACCTTGTGCATCCAGCGCAGAGAAGTAGTACGTGCTTGGGCAGTGACCAAAGAAGCACAATTAGAGGCTAGAAAAAAACATAGGCAAACAAAACAGGATTCAAATCCATAGGCTCAAAGACCAATGACCAGCTACATACAGCATGTCATGGACTTATGAAAATAATACAGTTGAATCGTTGCCCGAAGATTGTATTGGGTTCGTGTACATAATCACAAACACAATCTCTGGACGCAAATACATAGGCAAGAAGTTAGCAAAGTTTAGCAAAACCACATATAAAACAGTAAAACTCAAAAACGGCAACAAAAAGAAAAAGAAAATACGCAACAAAATTGATAGTGACTGGCGCGAATACTACGGTAGTAGCCCAGAATTAACCAAGGATGTTGTGGCATTAGGCGCAGAAAACTTCTCCAGAGAAATCTTATTTTACTGTAAATCCAAAGCAGAATGTAGTTACATAGAGGCCCGTGAACAATTTTCAAGGCGTGTACTAGAGTCAAATGACTATTATAATGGTCATATTCAAGTGCGTGTCCATGGCTCACATATAAGAAAACTTCAAGAAAACCAGGCAAATTAAAGCGGTTTATGGCTCAGCGCAGGCCAACTTCATGCGCCCTTATACCTGGATCACGGATCGCAGGGACGGAATCCTCTTGCCGCCAAGAGTACTCAATCACTATCCTTAACCGGACGAAGATCGCTTAAAACCTGCGGTTTGATTGTTTGAAAATAAATTTTATAGGTAAAATGAGGGGAGAGAAACCCCGCGTTTGCTAATGTGTTAGCGTATTTTAGCAAATCGCCGTTGTAATTAAGACTGAGCTCGTGGTACCGGACAACCGCCACTGTAACTGCTCTAACGCTAGTGTGACATTGTGCAACTCAGATAATGTCGTTTTTTCTTAGCCCTTGCCTGGGCTAAGTGTGACTGAACAATCTAGATAATATCTTAACGCTTCGCGTTTAACTTAATATTAAAGAAAGAAGATAAGTTCGAGCTAGAAGCGAAGAACAGATGAACGTAGTTCATCTTTAATGTAACTAAATATTGATATGAAAGTTTTCGATATTATCACAGAATCACAACAACTTAATGAACAGCTATGGCGATTTGGTCAGATGATTGATTATGCCGTGTCAAAAGGTGGCGCAGGTATTGAACAAGCACTAGTCTGGATTGCTAAAAAAGTGTTGGGTAAAGAAAACGCTGCCAAAGAACTAGCTGAAGCTTGGATGGTAACGGCAGAGAAAGCCGGTATAAGTTCTAGTGAAGCTATCTCCAGAGGTTCGGCTGCTGCTCGAGCAGGTGGACTAGCTGATGATGTTATTGCTGCTGCACAAGCAGAAGCAAGAGTATTAGCAAAAGCTCGTGCTGAGACTGTTTGGGGTAAAATCACTGCCGGCACTCAAGCAGCTGAGTTCTACTGGGGCGCTAACTGGGCTATGATTAATAGAGGTTTAAAGTGGTGGGGTATTTTAGAACCAATATATGATGCTGCTACTGGTATTCTCAAAGTGTATCGTATGCGTGATGAAGGTCATCCTGAACTTCAAGACAAAGACAAATTACAATGGGCAGTTCAATGGCATATTGACAATGCTGTTCAACGTATTGCCGCACTACAAATTGGTCGAATACTGATAGGTGGTGTACTGGGCAAAAGCGGGATTCAACAAATTCCTATAATAAACTTTTCAGCATTTAACAAAGTTTATGACTTAGCCACTCCAGCGGCACAAGCTGCTTTCCAAGCATGGATTATTACCGATGCTGGCCAACAGGCTCTTGCTCGTTGGTTAGTGGGCGAGGCAATGGTTCCTTATACAGATTGGAAAGTTCCTGGCGGTGCGTGGTTCAGAGGAATGATTACAGATCCACTAAGTGGTATACTTAAATCTGGATACGATGCTGTATTACGAGCAGTTGGATCTGACAAAGCACAACAATTACCTAAACCTAAAGATCCTAATGCTCCAGTTCCAAAACCGGCCGCTGGAAGTTTTGGCGATCTTGCCGGACGTAAGTTTGATTTAGGAACTGGGCGAGCAAAGGACGACCCAAGTTTTTAAAGCAAAGGCATATTAGTTTCTTTGCTGATTTCTACGTTTTCTTTTACTATTATGTACATAGAATCTCTGTCATCAAAACTATATTGATGTAAGAGCTGATCAACTGTTACTCCACCTCTCATGTACCAGCTTAGTCTTACTAATTCTGTTTTAAAATCTTTAGCTTCTTTTTCTAGCCTAACTAGAGTTTCTTCTATTTGAGAGGTGCTCTGTCCAATTAGGCTTTGGCGAAAAAATTTGACTGGTCTAACTCTATTCTAACTTGATCTTCATGTTCACATGCATCGCACTTGACTGTTTGCGCAGGCGGAACCCAACGTTCTCTATTTTTTTCTACTTGATCTCTAATACGATCAACTAATTCTAAATCCACGTTAGCTACCCACTCTTCGATAAATTCACGTTCGGTTACTACTGTTTTACCAGTGTCAATGCTTTCAATGCCAGCTATGAAAATTTCATTTCTTAATGTAGTTAATTCTTCAAATAGTTCTGCATTGGCTTTTTGTGTTGCTTCTACATCAGTTAGATTTGATATTTGATATAGTTTTTGTTGAATGCCAAAATTACGAAGTGCAAATTCTGTATTTTGTCTGTAGTTTAGTGGACGTATAACTACAGACAATGTATCAAGTACTACACGATTATCGTATTCACATGCACTATAATGTTCAATAAATCTTGTAAGATCCAATGAGTAATCGTGATCAGTTCCACATTTAGTACACTTGTGTCCTACATTTAAACTATTACCAAACGTGGCAATTCTGATAGCTGACAAAATTAAATCTAAATCTACTAACGACACTTCCCACGGATCGGTTATGCTTGGGCAACAGCTACTAATAACCTTTGCTGTGCTTTCTCCTGCTAGTAAAGCATCTGGAGTTTTAAACAATATTTCATCCATGCCAGTCATGCCAAATATAGGTAATCTAGCGGGATCTCCATTGATAACACCGGGAGTGTAATATACTCCTTGACTTGGGAGACTTACAAAGATTTTAGGTTGTCTAAAATACTGCTGTAAAGGATTGTTTGCCATTTTTTACTCCAGATAAATATTATAAGCATTGTATTTATATGCGTACTTTTTGGTGGAAAAATAATGTCATTAGAAGATAGAGTTGGTCGGTTAACGGAAACACTTGAACGAATGTTGGATCAAGGAGGCTTCTCGGGGGGCTCTCGCCAAGCCGGCGCCGGTGGCGGATATCAAGGCGGCGGTAACGATAACGCCGGAATGCTATCTCGAGGACTTAACAACGCAGTTACTAGTATTGGCCAATATGCTCAAGGTAATATGACTCTTACCAGTGCTATCGGTGATGTTACAAAGGTCATGGGAATCTTTGGCGAAGCAGGCAAAGTAGTAGCAGGTATAACCAGTAATGTAGCAAATAATCTAATACAGATGAATCAAAACTTGATGTCATCTGCAAAGTTTGGCATGACCTTTGGACAAGACTTAGGATTGTTCACAGCGGAGTTAGGAAAAGCAGGTATTGGACAACAGCAATGGGTCCAAATGCTACAGGCTAACAGTAAGTTTTTAAGTGGTAGTGCAAGCTCTGCTCAAGAATCAGCACAATTATTCTTAAGACAAAGCCAGGCTTTGATGCAGAATGAAGATGTACTAAGAGCTAGGATAACAGGCATTGATCTAGGTGAATTTCAGGATCAGTTGTTAGTTACTACAAACTTAATGAAGTTTCAAGGCATTGAAACTCATAGAACACAAAAAGCATTGCAAGAGTCTGTAATTCAAACAACTATAGAAATTGACAACATGTCTCGCATGACTGGTAAGAGTAGACAAGAAGTGCAAAAAGGCATGGATCAACAAACGCAAAGTAACACAATGCGTTTAGCAAGAATGGCTATGAGTGCAGAAGAACTAGCACGATACAATGCTAGTTTGCCAATGATTACACAGTACGGTAAAACATTTGCTGACATGTTTACAGAAATGTCTGGTAATAGAGGTAATGTTGTTTCTAGATCGGGTACTGAAACTGCAGGTGCTCTTGAACAAATTGCACCAGGTGTTTCAGATTTAATGCGGTCGCTATCTACTGAAACTAACGCAGCGGCACGTACAGAATTAGAAGCAAGAATTCAATTTGAGTTGTCGAAAGCAGCTGCTGATACAGAAAAAATGCGACAATTTACTGCTCGAGCTGAAGCAGGAGATCCTGTTTCTCAGAAGATTGTTGCCATCCTTACACAGGGCGACGGACTGTTTGGC